TCATCATTGCTACCTTTTGATACGGTTTTAGGTTGTGTATCAACTAAAGATATATTAATACCACCATCATCATCTTCATCGTCATTTTCATAGTCATCGTCATCGTCATCGTCATCGTCATCATTTTCATTGTTCCCTAAAATATCTAAATTTAGTTCTGATATATCGTCTTTTATAATATTACCATCTTTGAATATACCTAATTGTTCGAAACTACTAACATCATAGACTATATTTTCTTTATCTTTTAAATATATTTCGCCATCTATTTCAATTTCTTCTACATCATTTGATTGATTATCAGTATTTATTTGATAATCATTTTTAGATTGTGAATTCAAAATTTCTGTTAAATTAAGTTCTTCATCATTTGTCTTAGAACCACCTTTTGAAATATTGAGTTTTTTTATTTTAACTAAATCTAAAGAAGTCATAAATATAAAATATAGCTATATTTTATTTTAATAATAAAAACATTACAACTTATTTAAAAATTGATTTAAAAATAAAATAATATTGTTATTTAACTTACCATGACTTATTTAGATTGTTTAAAAGATATTACTGATTTTGAAGAATCGCAAAAAATTTTGACTAGTAAAAGATTAATTGTTAAAGAATATGAAACATTGTATTTAGTAAAATATGATAAAAAAACGTGTGATATGAATGACAATGATGTTAAAAAATGTAGGGGTATTGTGTTAGAGAAAAATACAAATAAATTAGTATGTGTTCCTCCACCTAAATCAGATAATGTTGTTATATTTAATGATATAGATATTAATAAAACTATTTTTGAAGAATTTGTAGAAGGTACTATGATAAATATATTTAAATATAATGGGGAAATGTTTATGTCTACACGAAGTTGTTTGGGAGGATATTGTTCTTTTTATACGAACAAAACGTTTAACACATTATTTAGCGATATTATAGAATTATCTAAATTCGATGTTATAGATGATAATATGAATCTGACATTTATTTTACAACATCCTGAAAATACGATTGTAAAATCTTATAATAAACCTGATATTAAATTAGTATATGGTGTGTCTATTATTGATAATAATATTAAACATTATGAATTGGATGATTTGAATACTATTTTGGAAAATAAAGGATTAGATTTTGGAATTCCAATAAAATATACTATTACTGAAATTGACCAAGTGTATCAAATTTTAGAAAAAATGACTTATAATGAACAAGGTATTATTCTAAAATCGTTGGAAAATACCAAATATTTGCGTGGTAAAATTAGAAATGAATATTATAATTATGTTAGACATTTGAAGGGTAATAATAATAATAAAAAGTACATGTACTTGGAACTTAGATCTTCAAATGGATTAGATGAATATCTTAAATATTTTCAAGAAGATTTAGAATTATTTGAGTCTTATAGATTAGATCTATATGAAACAACGCATAAATTATTTAATTTGTATCAAGATTATTATGTTAGAAAAGATGAAAATAAAGAAAAGGTAATAAAAAAATTTACAGATATTGATTTTGAATATAGACCATTATGTATAGAATTGCATCAAAATTATAAAACAACAAAACAAATAACAAATAAACAAAAAGTAATTGAATATATGAATAGTTTGCCGATCGCAAAATTACTATTTGTTATAAATTATAAATATAGAACATAAACAATAAACTTATATGATTATTTAGAGGTATTAGATACTAATGTTTTAGGTTGTGAAGGTTCTGCTTTTAATTTTTGTGATTTTTTTCCAGATACAACAAATTTCTTTTTTTTAGATTTTGGTTTTGTAGAAACTACAGTAAATTCTTTTTCAACATCACTTATTAATGTTTCATATAATTGAATTAATTTTGTAGTAGTATCGTTGAATACATCTTTTAAGATATCCTTGTTTGGAACTTTTACTCTAAATACTATTTTTTTTTCAAGTGGATGTGGATTAATATATCCAACAAATATATCTTTATCGTCATTAAATAAATTGACATACGATTGTAATACATGACCTAATGTATGTGTTTCATTATTAACTATGATATCAAATGATTTCATTATTGATGGCGAATCTTTAATTTCGATAGTTGATTCATTATTTAATATAGATTTTTCAAATTCTATTTTAAAATGTTTTACTTTAAATAACATTTGTTTTAAACCTTCTAACAATATAATGTATGGTTCAAGAACCCCTCGCGATTCTATTTTAAATTCAAATTTATTTGGATCGCCATTTTCATTTGTATAAAAGTGACGTTGACTTTCTTCTAAATTAAATTTGTTTGTTAATGATACAACTTCATCATCGGGAATTCCTTCTAAATATTTATTTAATGCGATAGTTTTCTTTTCTTCATCTATTTTATTAGTAAATAATACATTAGAAACTGGTGAATATTTAATATGTGTCTCACCTATTCCTTTAGATGATTTTCCTTCTATGTGAATATGTTCTCCAATACCATCGAATCCTCCAGGTTTCAAACGTGTTATAAGGATATGGTCCTTTGTAATGTTATTCATTGGAAAAAATTTTTCTTTATCTATTTCATCAGTGTTAGTTGTAAGATTTGTTATTACAAAATCATTTGTAGTAATATTTATAATTTGTTGTGATTTGTTTTCAACATTTAATGTAAATTTATAATTGGATGGATCATAAGTTTCGACATTTGTTGTGTGTACTGGAATCATCCCAATACGGTGCAGCAAAAATTCATTATGTAATGATGATGTATTTTTGATAACTTTTAAGTCAGAATTATTATAATCTTCTGTATCAAATCCAACTGTTGTGATATTTGTTATAATTATTCTTCGTAAGGAATTAACAAAACTTGTATTACACCGTGAGACATCAAATGTTAATGATGATGAACTTGCTTTATTATAGTTTTCAAATTTAGTATCCATTTATTATTAATTGATATTTAAAATTAAATGATTCAATTTTATTTAAGTAAATTATTATAATTAAATTTTAGTAAGTATAAAATCTGAATAAAAAAAATTAAAAAATAACATAATGACAAAAGATATTATATTTTATAGCAATTATTGCACCTATTCTAAAGAAATAATAAATCAAATTTCAAAAACAAAGATAAATGATAATATTATTTATGTATCTGTAGATGATGATAATATTCAATTACCACCATTCATTAAAGCTGTACCAACTATTTATTTAGTAAAAGATAAAAAAATAGTTATAGATGACGAAATTGGAAATTGGATTAAATCTAAAACATCTAAACAAGTTTCAGAAGATTTACAGCCTTATTTTGGAACGTGTGGAGATAGTTTTGGAGCATCATGTTCTAATATAGATAATACTGAAATAAAACCGTTTACATCTGGATTTACATTTTTAGGAGAAGAACAAAAAATAACAACGTCAACAGATGAAAAAACTAAAAATAGTTCATTTGATAACAAATATGAAGAAATGCAATCTCAACGAAGTAATGAGTTTTCGACTATTCAAAGACAATAAATTAAACATTTTAAAATTTTAAAAACTAAATATATTTAAAGTGTATATTATATAGGTTTATAACCAATATATTTTTTGTCAAATTAATATATGACTCTGTCTTTTTTAACAGCATTTAATAATTTAGTTATTAAATTTAATGATGATTTAATTGATACTTTTCCAGAAGAAAATGATTTCAAAGTTTATAAAAGAGCTATTATTTTATTAAATATGGCTAATGCTAAAAAAATTTGTAAATTATTCAAAAATTATATGATCTTATACAGAGAAAAGATAGTAAATGAAGATGAAACCTTTTTTCTAAATACGAATTATAAAGAAATTGTTGAAGATGCGGGTACTGAAGGTGTTGAAAGTATTATACAAAAACTGAAACATTATTGGTCTACCTTAAGTAGTGGAAATAAAACTAAAGTTTGGGGGTACTTAAATTCTTTAATAAAATTAAGCGACATGATAAATTAATATGCGTAAGATAATGAATAAAAAATTATACTTTATATATAATGTCGCAAACAAATATAGAGTATTTTAATTCAACATTAACATTATTTGTTAACAATATTATTAAATTTTATCCAGAATATAAAAATACGTTAGATGAATATTACAGTGATTTATTGACTAGTGAAAATAGTAATGATGATAAACACATAAAACGATTTATGAGGAAATTTTCAGATTGTAAAGAAAAAATTTCAACAAAAGATGAATCATTATTCGATATATCAATATGTTTTATTAAAAATGTAGATTTTAAAGATTTATGGACTATGGAAAAAACGGATACATTAATAAAAGATAAAGTTTGGGACTATTTACAAACATTATTTGTTATTGGTGAAACTATAATTACAGACAGCAATAAAATAAAATCACTTGTCGAAAATCTTAAGAAAAAACGAGAAAATGAAGGAGATGATGAAGTTACTGAAAATAAAGAATTGTTGGATATGATTGAAAATTTATCAAAAAAATCTGGAGATGTGACTGAAGATATGATTGAAAATGGAATGATTGGGAATTTAGCAAAAGAATTAGCGAATGATATTAATTTAGATGATATGAATCTTAATTTAGATGAAAGTGGAGATAATAATATAGGTGATATTTTTGGTAAATTGATGGGAGGAGATAATCCAATGAAATTTATGAATTTAATTCAAAATGTAGGTAAAAAAATACAATCAAAGCTTGATGATGGTGGATTAGACCAATCAAAATTATTAGATGAAGCTCAAAACATGATGGGATTGTTAGGAAATAATAATCCATTATTTGATAATTTAATTAATAATGCTAAAAAAGAAATGAAACAAACTGGACCACCTAAAACTGATAGTAGCAATAATCCGACAAGAGACCGATTAAGAAAAAAATTAGCATCTCGTAAAAAATGAATCCAAATAATTTAATGTATTGTATGATGTTCTAAATATAAGTAAATAATATATATTGTTAATAATAGTATAGTATCATATAATACTGATGTATATTTTACTGTATGAAACCATTTGGAAAAAAAGTTTGATGTTAATGGTTTTGATACAAAATAATAACAAAATATACTAGTTAATAGTATTGTAGTTAATCCTACAATAGATATTTTTATAATTTTATTTTTTGTGTTACATATTTTTATAATTAATGATGCTATTAATAAATAGCCTAATACAAATAAATAGTCTAATGGTACATTTTTAGCATAATTTGTGATATAATAAAAATTAACAATCTTTGTGTTTCCTGTAATTAAATGTGGTAATTTTAATATATATGTTATCAAAAATAATCCTGTACAAAAAGAAATTGTATAACTAATAATTTTACTAACAATATTAATCATATAATATACTAATAAATATTTTATAGAAATATATTTATTCATAACAATGTAATTAATTTTAATATTTTTTAATTGTATATAGTATGAATAATAATTTGTTTAATACAAGTAAATTATTAAGTAATGATAAATTATTTGAAATTATTCCTAATTCTGATATGACATATAGTGAAAAGATTAATTCTATAATACGGTTTACATTATATTTATCTGTACTATTATATTTATCTAGTGGAAATTATTTATATTTTTATATTGTGCTTATAACAATATTGATAATATATTTAGTATATGTATTTAATGGAAAAGAATCGTTCGAGGATAATTATGACAGTGAAGATAATACTAACCCAATAATTAATAATTCTAAACCAACCGTTAATATTAATGAGTCTAACTTAGAATACTGTAAAAATCCTACAAAAAATAATCCTTTAATGAATCCGCTTATTGGTGATAGTAATTATCAAAAAAAAGCATGTGATATTAAAAATAATAAGGTATTAGAATCTGTAGATAAAAAGTTTTGCAATAAATTATTTCAAAATACATCAAATATATTTAATAATAGATTCGAGCAACGAGCCTTTTATACAACACCAAATACTATGGTACCAAATGACCAAGCAACATTCGCGGATTGGTTATATAAAACTCCGGTGGTTTGTTCTGTTGGAGATAGTGGTTCTCACGTTGGATTACAAGATTCAAAATCGTGTGCATATAATTATAAAACATTAAATGAATTATAAAAAAAAAATATAATTAATTAGTATAATGAGTAAGATTGAAGAAACAAATTGTGGTATTGCTAATAATAATTATATTTTAGATAAAAAGCAAAGAATTAATAGTAATAATTGTATCAACAATTTAATAAATAATAATGATAGTGGTAATAACAACATTTCTGAAAATTGTTCTAAATTTGGAGATAATAATAGTAATAGTAATTTTATTTTAGATTCAAATACTAAATTGAAAGATGATGTTTGTAATGAAAAAGGAACCGATATACAAAATTCAAATATTAATGATTATATGTTAAGTAATTATTCATCTTGTGATTGTAGTCTAGATAATGTTATGAATACATCTATGAATAATCGTGGAATAATTATTAAGGATGGATATGGTATTTCAGAATGTAATATTGATTCAGATACTAATTTAAGAGTTGGAGATTTTAAACGACATTACAAAACAGATACTCAATTATTTCCAAGACCATATTTAACAACCCCATCAATTACTAGGGGACAAATGAATCCTAATTTAGAATCACGATTACAAGCATCATTGATGTCAAAAAGACATGGACAAATGCAAAATGTAGATCAATCACGAAATATGTCACCATTAACACCAAATATGATTAATGCAATTAAAGGTGCTCAACAAAATAATATGAGATTTAGTCAAAATACACGGAATGTTGAACAACAAATAGAATGGAGAAAAACTAATAATGGATTTATAGCACGTGCTATGGATGAAATTGGTTTAAAAATGAATGGTTCAACTTTTTAAAATAAAATAATAAATTTAAAAATAATAAATTTAAAATCTAATATAATATATATGAGCTCAAATAGATTGATGTATGATACTTGCGAATACAAAACAAGATTGAATGAAAATGTTGGTTCTTTAGAATATTTGTTAAACACCTCAAAATATGAGAATTGTAATAAATGTCGTATGGAATTAGGGGTTGTTGGTGGTACTGCAGTTAGTAATATTCAAGGAAATTTAGTTGATTTAGAAACCGATTTAATGGGAATTACTCGAAAAGCATCATTATGCCCAACACAAAAATATAATACTACGTGTGCTACAAAAAATATAGCAACTTGTAATACTAACAGTATTGTATACAATAATGCGGATGGAACAAGTAATGTTATCAATACAAAAAAAAATCATTTACCAGCATGTAATATGATCCGATACAAAGAAAATCCAACACCACCTGCTGCTAATTATTTTAGATGTGGTAATTAATTTAATTTATATTTAATATTTTTCTATTATATTATTAATGAAATATAGTAGAAAAAAAAATTCTTTATACAAAAAGAAGCATAGTAAAAAGAGACGGTGTATGAAAAAACAACGTATGAAAAAACAACGTTTAAAATCACAAAAAGGTGGTTTTTTTGGTGTTGGTACTATTATTAATTTAGCTATGTTACCTTTTACACACATTGCTAAACCAGCATTTATTGCTGGGGTGGCAATGATTAAAAATCGGGGTGCTAATAATAATGCTAATAATAATGCTATGAATAACACTAATGCTATGAACAACACTAATGCTATGAACAATAATGCTATGAACAATAATGCTATGAACAATAATGCTATGAATAACACTAATGCTATGAACAATAATGCTATGAATAACACTAATGCTATGAACACTAATGCTATGAACACTAATGCTATGAACAATAATGTTATGAACAATAATGCTATGAATAATAATGCTATGAACAACACTAATGATATGAATAATAATGTAACAGAACGAATTATTAATAATAGTGATATTAAAAAATATATTCATGAAAATAATTTAAATATACACACATTGAAAAAGTTAATAAAATTTGGAGATATAGCCACATTAAAAAAAATTATAGAAGATTTACCAACATATAATAGAAAAGTTTAATTTAAACATACTTGTATAAAAATATAGTGGAAAGAGTTGGATTGATTGGGGAAAGAGGTAGTGGAAAAGATACATTGTCAGATTATTTAGTAACACATAAAAATTACATTAAATACAATTTTGCCAATCCAGTTAAAGAAATTAGTAGAATAATGTTTGATTTTTCAGATGATCAATTGTATGGTACTCAAAAAGATATATTAGATAATAGATGGGTATAACACCAAGACATATATTTCAAAAACTTGGCGCTGAATTTGGACACTACAAATTTCAGTATATTTTTCCAGAATTAGAATCTAAAATACCAAATAAAACATTATGGTTGAAACCTTTTTAGAAAAAAATAGGATGAACACATTGTTGTAGCAGATGTAAGATTTCANCNTGAAGTCGATTTNCTAAAAAAACCATTATTTTAATATTATTAAAGTAAATAGAAAAAATGAAAATAAGGATACACATAGTTCGGAATGTAATATTGCGTTAATTACTAATATTGATTTTACTATTAATAACTATAGTTATAAAGTAGATTTGTATAATGAATACAATAAATTTAATTATATTCCATTTTAGTTTAATTGTTTTATTTTTATAAATAAATATCTTCTATAAATATATATGAGTTTCAATAGACTTGATTACGATTCATGCACATACAAACAAGAATTATCAGAATCTATAGCCCCAGGAGAATACCAACTTGCCACGCCGTGTATTTCAAACGAAGATTGTTTTTCACGTGATCCACAAATAATTATACAACGTAGTGGAAACAGTGTTGCTAAAAATATTCCAATGATAGATGTAGATTCAGAATTAATTAATATTAATAGAAAATTGAGTAATTGTAGTAGTGATAGTTTTTTACCAAAATTCAATAAAGATGGTGAAATAGATAATTCAATTGAATTAAAAGATTTTAAAAATTGTAATATGCGACCTACAGAAAATACACGGTTAAGTAATCCATCTTGTAATTTAAGAGGAACTGGTTGGAATCGTTGGGAATGGTTATGTAATGACCCACAATCTAAAGTAGAAATACCATTTGAAAATAACATTTCAAATAGATTAGTGTTCAAAGATAATCATCGTCCAATTATCCCAAATGTATTAGAGCATACTAATGTATTACCTGCTAAAAATAATATACCAATTGATGTCAGCATTGCGAAAGCACCTGCTGTACCATTAGGTGATACAGGTGCTCCATTATATTTTTCACATCAAGTAGATCATTTATAATACTTAAGAATATAGTGTTATATAATATTAATATGAATTATTATTTAACTGATGCATTATTTATAAAAAATGGGGAAACTTATTATGATACTAAAAAAATAACAAAATATAATTGGCATAATTATTTAAGTGATTATGGCTGGACTAAATTGTCTATTGGTTGGAAGCGTAGATTAAAAGAAGAACGTTCTAATAATTCATGTTTTGGTTTGTTAGAGTGTGGTTCCGATGGTGATTGTCTATTTCATGTATTGTGTGAGGCATTAAATAGTCAATATTTAGAAAAATTACGACTACCTAAATATGATGTTACTAAATTACGACAATTAGCAGCAAGCGCTATAACTAAAGATAACTTTCAATTTATTATTGAATCTTATAAATTAGATTATGAAGAAAATGAATATAATTTTTTGGGAGAATGGGACCCAAATGAAATAAATACAATTAGTAAATTAAAAGACATTATTATAAATAGTAATATGTGGGGAGACCATATTTTACTACAATTATTACAAAAAAAATTAAAATTCAATATTATAATATTAAATTCAGAAAATGAGAACAATTCTAATAATATTGACGATAAATTTACAATACATCCTACAGCATCATTAGATTTAGATAATAATGAAAAAACAATTATAATTTACTATTTAAATCAGTACCATTTTCAGCTTATCGGTTATTTTGATGGAAATATAATGAAAACCCTTTTCAAACAAGATGAATTGCCAAAGATAATATTAGAAATTTACAATAAAGATTGTAGAAATTAATATTATGTCTAAATAATTACCATAATTCAATATTTCCTAAGTTTGTTTCTAAATAAATATCATAATAGTTGTTGTATTTTGGAATACAACATTTTTCTCTTTTTAATAATTTTTCTATATATTTGTATGATAATGTATTTAACTCACGACCATTTATTGATGGAAAATGAGTATTATCGCTTAACATTCCAATAAATGTATTGTTGTACATACCAGAATATGTAGTAATTACATCGTTATTTGTAATTTTGTTATAAATAAATTCATAATATAGTTCGTCTGTTTCAGTATCTGTATATACAAATAACAAGTAGTGTCTTCCTAAATCATCTATACCACGCATTAATGAACTTGTTATATACTTATCAATAGAATGATTACTAAAGCAACATTGTTTATCAAAACATATATTATCTATACATTTTGAGTTTTTGAATTTACATACTGGTAGATGAATTAAATTATAATAGCCAATAATATCTACTAATATTTGATTATATGTACATAATATATTATTGTAGCAATGATGTTTAATTAGATTATTATATGAGAATTGTACACCATAATCAATTGGAATAGATAAATATTTGGTGTCTTTCAAAATAGGGTCATTGTCTTTCAAAATAGTATTTAGAAATAATTGTCTCATTTGATATGAATTGAACATAGTATTCCAGTATTTATTTACTAAAAAGTAATTTTGAAATTCTTTTATATCACAAGAGTTATCTGGTAATAGATGTTCAAAAATCTTAATATTTAATTCATATGGTAATATATCCATGTTGATTAATATTAATCATTATATATTTTGAATATCAATTTTATTTTTTATTTAAAAACATAACTATTGTATTTATCAAATGAAAGGATATACTATTGGGGTATTAGAAATAATACTATATTTTATTGGATCTATAACTATTAGAAACTCGTTTGTTCAACTTAAATCTATTAACAAAGCAACCTATTTTTGGGTTATGATGACTATTTTAACTGGTGTATGGGAAATGTCATATATTTCAAATTATATGAAAGTAACGCATATGGCGCAAGATTTAATTAATAATAATCAACATGTATGGACCAATAATTATGATATATCATATGTGTTACCATGGAAACTATCACATATATTTTATGCTGAATATGGTGCTTGGGCTGATAGAGAATATATGAGTCATGGTGATGATTGGAGTCGAATTATTGAAGGAAGTCATTGTACACAATGTGCTTTATTTTCATTTTTAGCTATAATGTTTAAATTGTATGGAAATCATAATAATTATTTGATAACATTAAGTGTAAGTATGGGAACACAATTTATGAATAGTTTTTTGTATATGTTCGCGTATTTTATCCAAGAAAAAGAACCATCAAATATAAATTATAATAGTACTAGTTTTCCATCAAATAAATGGTTAACTAATAGAGCTTTTATGTGGGTAAATATATTTTGGCTTGTTATGCCATTTTATACTATATTATATTATATAGTTGTAAATTGGAAAAAAAATAAGATAAAAAAGAGTAAATTAGATATTTATAGTAACATTGACTATTACAAAAAATAATTATTACAAAAAATAATTATTTAGATTTATATAAGGCACTATCTTTGTAATTTCCTTTAAATTCATTATCATATTTTTTTCTTAACCATACCATATTATCACGGTATTTTTCTGATAATGATGGATCTTTATTTTTGTGAAGAGTTTTTAAGACTCCTATTTTACTAAGAACTTTTCGAGCACTATATTCTTTTATAGCACTATCTAATGCTTTATGTCTTTTTCTTACACCTAATGTTTTAGTATTTTTGTAACCATGTTTTCCTAGCAAATGTTTTTTTGAAAGTGGTGGTATTATTACTTTACCAATCTTCTTTTTTTGTAGATTTAATGTTTTTGCGAGTCTTTTATATTTTACACATTTTGGTTTAATTGTTTGTTTCGCTACTTTTGTACCATTTTTTCGTGTATATGCTTTTTTAGTAAAACCTTTTTTTAAAACTGTACCTTTTGGACATTTTACTTTTAATATTTTAGGCATTATAATATAACACAATAAAATTACTATAATTATAAAAATAAACGCACGAATTTAGTATCGACTCTACAAATTTGACACCCATTAGAATTACACATATCTAAGCATGATTTATGAAAGCAATGACCACATTCACTTCCAACATATATATCGGTTTTAAGTGATTGATAACATATTTTACATACAGTTTGGGCGCTATTAATATTTAATAAATTTTTGTTTATCGTTTCTAATAATTTGTAATATGGTTTTTTTTTTAATTTATATTTCTTTTTTCCTAATAATTTTCTCGTTTTTATAACATCTTTTTTAAAAACTTCTATTTTACCAATCTTTAGTATTCTATTTTTCAAATAGTTCATACGTTTAGAAAAATCATTTTTTTTTATAGAAAAACATTTAGAACATAAATCTCCACCAATATCATTATGATAATAATTGTTATCTAATAAATGTATATCACAATTGTCGCATACAGTATTTAAATTAGTTAACAATAATTTATCATATACATTCATAGTATAATCTTTATTATATTCAAAATAATTTGTACAAGTGTTTTCTTTTATATAATTTTTATAGGTTATCATTTTATGGGTTTTACCATAATTTCCTATGAGCGAAAGCATGATTAACTTAATTATTAATTGTAATGATACATCGTTGTGATTGACATAATATCCCGACATTATTTTATTTATATTTGTAAGTAAATAGCTATCGCATACATCAAAATCTTGCAAATATTCTTGAATTATGTCATAGTCATCTCCTCCATAATATGAAACGGTTTTGAAATATTTGTTATAATAATTTAAATCTGATATATAATTAATTGGTAATGTATTATTATATATATGAGCGTTTAAATTTAATTTGTCATCATATGTTATATCAAAATCTCCAAAATTATCATGATTAATGTCAAATTTTTCCTGAATTTTTATTTTATTATTTAATTGAAAACTAGATATATATTTTAATTGCGATTTATCATACCCATTTTCAGTATATTTTTTTTGAAACAAATGTAATTGTAAATATTCTTGTTTTGAAACAACCAATTTAATATCTTCTTCTAATTCAGGACTTATATTTAATTCACTATCCATATCAGATTCCAATTCATTTTCTAATGCTTCATCATTATCTAAATTACTGTTTGAAATTATAATATTTTGTATTTTATTTAATACATCCATAACTAAATCATTATTTATAGTGTTTTTGTTTATATTGTGAAATTCTAATTTCAATTTATTATAAGATTTGTTATAAGATATATTTTTAGAAATAAGAATAGTAAATTGGTTACAAGTATTTTTGTTAAATCTCAAAAATGGTTGAACTTTAATATTATTAACGATTGGTTCATATTTATTTTTAGTTTCCGAATCTGTATAAATAATATCGAATAATTCAACGAATGACATAATATAATTAAAAACAATATTCTTTAAATCCAAATTATACTTAATACTACTTAAATATTTAATGGTCTTTTAGAACTATTATCATGTATTAATTCTAAAATAATTTTATAATTATCCTTATATTTGTCTATAAATTCCACATTAAAACATTTATTTTCTTTAAGTTTGTTAATTTCTATTGTTTTTTCCATAACAGTTTTAAAATTGTTTAATAGTTCAAATAATATAATACCTAAACTATAAATATCTGATGAGAAAGAGTATATATTATCATTAATAGATTCGGGGGCAGTATATAAATAAGTGCCTATTAAGTCGGAACTTATGTAAGAGTCTCTATAATATTCATTATTAATGGACATTCCAAAATCGCTAATTTTTATTTTTTCATCAAATCCAATTAAAATATTTGATGGTTTAAGATCGCGATGAATTACATTTTTAGAATGTAGATAGTTAATACCACTATTAATTTGTTTAAAAAAATGAATACGTTTATTCAAATCAAATATACTTTTATTTAAATATGTTGATAAAGATTCTTTACATAATTCCATTTGTATAAATAGATAATAATTACATGGTATTATTGTAGATGATATAGAATTAGATAGAATACTTGAAACATCACTATCACTATTTGACCCATTAATGTAGGATGTAAATGCATTAGAACTATCTATCCATGATGAATAATAGCGTACTATATTAGGATGTTCAAAAGTTGCCATTAATTGTACTTCTCTAAATATTTTAGTATAATTTTTTTCATTTAATTTTACTAGTTTAAGGGCATATGTTTGTGTATCTATATTGTTAATACATTCAAAGACACACCCAAAACTACCATTTCCTATATTTTTAATAATATTATAATTATTAACTCTGTTATTAGTTTTAAATTCATCAATATCATTAATAGTATTAGTAATTTCTAATTGTGGTATATTTTTTAATAATGATGGTGTATATGATATGTTTATTAATTTATCATCTTTTAATTTATTGTATAGTGTCGTAAAATCATAATCATTATTTTTACAATAATTTTCTAATAAAAAACATAATATTAAATCTTTTTTAAAATTAGACATTAAATATACTAGGTATATATATTTTAGGCTTAGATAAATAAATGTTATTTTTATAAGTACAATAAAATCTAACATTTATTTTCATTTTTAAAAAATGAATGATGATTAATATCAATTCTAATGGTAAGTAGTGTATTAATACTTCTATTATTAATTCTTTTTTAGGATAGTCAATCATAAAAGATTTACGAATAGTTGAATTCAAATATCCATCGTCATATCTTGAGTATAATGTATCTACTATATCGCAATAATTCAGTTTAAATTCAAATAATCTTTTATGGGGATTGTTAGTTTTAGAAATAAAAAATGTATAATCATCGCTTTCATTTAATTTAATTGAAAAATCAAATTCATGCGTTAGTCCATAACTATTATTTTTAATTAATTGTTTTTCTAATGGTACTCTAGAAATTATAACATTATTTGATGAATTGTTGTGTGCCCCAAAATACATAAACTAATTAATAATATAATAAGTATAATTCTTAAAATAATTTTCTTTAATATAGTTATATGTCTAATCCATTTCAAAAAAAATATGATTTTGAAACTAGAAAAAAGGAAGCTGATAAAATTAAAACAAAATATCCTAACAGATATCCAGTTATTGTAAACAAATCTAACAAATGTGATTTAGATGATATAGAAAAATCTAAATTTTTAGTTCCAGGAGAATTAACAATAGGTCAATTTATATGTATTGTTAGAAAAAGAATCAAATTAAATGAAGGTGAGGCATTATATTTATTTATTAATAAATCTACATTACCCACAACATCAAGTTTAATTTCAACCATATATGATGAATTCAAAGATAAAGATGGATTTTTATATATAGATTATTGTAATGAAAATGTATTTGGTTAATTGTTATCTTTGGTGAAAGGTATTGTCCATTGGTGTAGTACAATTATCATGTCGACATACATAAAATACATCTTCTTCTTTGGATTGGTGTAGTATATTAAAATTTATACCATGAATATGGTATGATTTTTTTATAGATTTGAAGAATTCATACATATCTATTAAATTATGTGATTTAAAAAAACTTTCACAACTATCTAATATATCTTTAATAATATCATCTACATTGTTATATTTTTCAATATCAATATATTTATTGTATCCCCAAAATACAGGACAACTTAATTGAAATTTTCTAAGTTTCATCTTATTTTTTAAATAAAATAATTAATTTTAAATCAATTTTATATTAAAAATATAATAATTAGTTAATAATAAATGGCTGAAATATTAATACTTGGATTATTATCTATATGTGGTGCTATAGTATGTATTCGATATTTATTGTATAAATGTAGTAAAGAAGAATCAGAATATGTTGTTCAAACTAATGTAGTTGATGATAATGAAGTACCTCCTAAATATGAAGATATTAATAATTAGTTTATTATTTTAATCAGAATTATCTGATTTGTTTGCTACAGCATCATTGCGTTCACCTAATTTACTATACAATTTCATATACAAATATGCTATACCAAATACAATAACGATTGGACCACCGAAGACAAATATTATTAAATAAAAACAGGTTTTAATACACCACCAAATATAAACCCACAAATGACCATATTTCCATTTAAGTAAATTATACCATTTATAATCTTTATTTGGATTTGGTCGTATTTGAAATGTTGATCTTAAAGCAGAATACAAAGCTTTAAATATAGATATAACTATTGTAACTGTAAATTTACCTATGGTTGCTACTACTCCAGCAAATCCACCACTTTGTATTACAGTACTCATTAATATATAAATATATAAATATTAGTTCAAAAATACGATTTCATTATTACATATAATTATTATTTTTTACATATTTATATTTTCGAGCATCTATCATTTTACGAATCATATTATGTACAACATCTAAAGGTAACCCATAATGATGCGCATAATTATGTGTAAATTTATAATATTGGGCAGCTTTATTATTGAATGGTTCTTTGGTATTAATGAAAATTAATATACATATTATGACGATGAGCAATATTATTTGTATCATTTATTAATAATATATATTTTATTCTAATGAATCGTAGATATTATCTGTGTGTTTAATGTCTGTTCTACAATATGGACAACTATTAGTTCCCATAGATATCCATTTATTAATACAAGCATTATGATATATTTTATGACAACAATTACATTGATTATTAATTTTCTTGTTATTTATATCTAATAATTCATCATAACATATTGGACAAAATGTATCTTGATCCTTTTTAATTATCATTTTGTTATCTTTTGATATCAGATTTTTGAATTTGTCTACATATTCAAGATTTATGTAGTCATTTTCAACAAATTCTAATGACTTAATTTTTTCGTTTATATAATCCATTTGAGTATCATTAAATAATAATATATTGAAAAAGGTATTAGCATCTGGGATTTTCAACACTTTTAAAATAACAAAACAACAATGCTTACATACGACTCCATTTTTTTTAGCATAACTTTTACCATCTGGACAATTACAGTATATAGTTTTACTATATATGTAGATACCTATATTATAAATATTTTTAGTTGAGCCACAAATCTTAAATTCATATTTATTAGAATATGTTTGGATATTCAATAAATACAATGGATCATTATGTATTTTATCAATTCTCAATAATTGTTGATACTTCATATATTAATAATACTATAATCTTAAAATAATAATATCTAATATATTTTTAATGAAAAGCAAAAAAAAAAAAGGAGGTTCCCAAAACTATAATTCTAGAAATCAACGCAATCAAGGAACTGTTTTGTCAAATGAAAAGATAAGTCGTAATTGTCCATATGACCTTGGGTATAATGATGAAAGCGAAAATGGATATAGAGGTGTTGATTGTGAAAATCCATCTAAAGTATTAAATCATAAAAAATGCCAATATGAACCACGAAAATCTGTACAAGAATCTCAATCTAATGAAGAAGACGAAGAAGACGAAAGTGGATTATTTGAAAATAGATTACAATGTGCTTATACTAAATGGAAATGGGAGGATCCAAAAGCAAATTTAGAAGAACTGAATAAGCAATTGCAAGATTTAAGAAAACAAACTATGTTATTAACTATAAAAAAAATATGTAATAAAAAAAAAATATTTTGTTCAGAAAAAGATCAATTTGGTGAGAAAAAAGAAAAAGATTCCAGATGTATGGAAACGAAAGCTTGTGATGATGATTGGCCTGGGTTAGATAATTTGTATGAAGATATTACAACATTTGTAAAGGAAATACTTGAATTATTCAATTTTGAGGCACAAAAATCTGAACCAAGTGAAAGTGATAGTCAAAAAGAAGAGAAAAAGGCATTGTTAGAAAAAATAGAAAAAGAAATGAAAGAATTAGAAGAAGAGTATAGTACATTAAAATCACATGGTGGGTCTGGCGAAACTGAAGACTTTGATGCTTTGTATGATGCTCCTGGGACTGTTCCTTATGATGAGATTAATACTGATAATGGTACTAAATCATTAACTGGAGGTAGTAATGGAGATAATGGAGATGATGGATTAAGTCCAGAAGAAGAAGAAGAATTATCTAAAATAAAACAGGATACAAAATGTGTCGATAAAAATAAACGACGTAAAGTTAGTGGAAAATTAAAAACTGATTTGAATTTGTTTGAAGGTTCTATAACTGGACCAAAATATCCACAATGTTTTACTAAAAAGGAAACCGATATAATAACTAAATATATTAACAAACGGACTGAAAAGGTTAAATATAATCCTACATTTGGAAATAGATTATCACGACTTAAACGAAGTATAGTCAAAAAAGAAACTGAATTTAAAGATTCATGGAAAAAAACGAAAAAGAATGTAGATGCTCAATTAAAAAAAAATACAACTAAAAAAAAAAAAAATAATGCTAATAATGCTAATAATAATGCTAATAATAATGCTAATAATTAATTATTCATTTTCTTTTTCACTACTTTCTTAATTACCTTTTTCTTTTTAGGTGTTTCAGGTTCAGGTTCAGGTTCATGTTCAGGTTCAGGTGAACCATCATCTACTACATCAGGTTCATTATTACCATTATCTTCATCGCTATCTTCAACAAATTCATGTTCTTCACCATCTTCATTATCACTATCTTCAAGAAAATCTTCATTTGAAAATGATTCAGGAACATCTACTTCTGCTTTAGTAAGTTTCCATTGACACATATAAGTACCAGAGGCAATCCAAAGTCCAACACATTGAATAATACCACGAACTTTAGTATTTTTCACAAACAAATCTTCACAATTCTCTGGATTATCAGTATCATTAATTTTATATGGTGTACCATCTTTCTTAGATACTTTACATTCCCAAACACCATCACGTCTTGGGACTTTAACCTTCATCGATGGTGGCCATTTACCATCTGGTTCACCAGTTTCTTTATCTCGTGATTCCTTAATAATAGGACCAAACTTTTCAGCAACACCATCTCGTGATTTGATAGATTTTTTAAACCAAGAAATACTATGTTCCATTCCACCATCAATAATCTTTTGCTCCAGTTCCTTGAATTTATCGTGAAACCCTTTCATTTCTGGATTTTCATCCATACCTTTAAAAGACAAATCAATACTATATTTAGGGTATTCACCATCAAGATATGCTCCCATTTTCCACGGCATTGAACACCAAGGTGTTTGTACTGAAAATCTACCACCATTATAATTAACATATACTAGTTTTGCTCCATTATCAAGATGTCTTGGGTCAGAAAAGGTGATAAGTTTAGTGTTGATGTTTTTTGCTTTTACAAGACTCATTTTGTTGTTTTATAATATATAATATTCAAAAAATCTTAAATCAATTTTATTTCATCATAATGAAATTTGTCATTTAAAAAAATATAGTCATTTTATACATGTTGAATAAGCCAAGGCAATGCCTCCATACATTGTTGTGATATTTCAACTAATGCTGTTAATATAAAATATGCTCCAGTACGTTTATCATCGGTATTGTCTGATATTGATATTAATTTATCCATTTCAGATAATATAATATGTTGTAACTTTCGCTTATTAGATATAGTATAAATATCTTTAACATAAATCGAAAACATAGGTGTATTTTTTACTATTTCATATTTTTTAGTGGATGATAATTCAGCTCTGTAATTCCAAATATCTTCTAATGTTTTGTACAATATTTTTAATTCTAATACATTTAAATTTGTAAACCAACAATGATCTGTTCCACCAGCAGTAACATCCAACATATCTATTTTTTGAAAAATATTTAATACATTATTATTGAATAGTTGTTCTTCTGATAATTTAGGTTCTTCTATATTTTCTAATATTATATTATATTTTTTACAATACATTAGTCTATTATTGAAAGCATAAATAGCATGAGTTGGTATTTTTTCCCTATTATATGGATTTAATCCATCATTATTAAGTAGTTTTTTAAATGAACGTATATCAAAAAAATATATGTGGCTATCTTTTTCATATGAAAAAAAATATTTATCCTCTATTTCATCTATAGAATCTAATGTATAAAAATCTTCTTGGTTTTTACATTTGGATTTATCTAAAATACCGATACCTTGGTTTTTAATCTTTATTTTAGTTACATATTTTTGTATACATTTTTGTAGTAATACTATTTTATTTATATGTTTATTAAATGTATTTAAATAATCAAAGTATAAATACAATTTATTTTCTAAATCTTTTTTTTTGCCTTTAGCGTCAATATTAAATTGACGTAATGCTATTTTTATATCATTAATATAGTAAAATTGTTTTATACGTTTTATTTTGTTATCATTATATATTTGTAATGTAATATCTTTTTTACGAGAAGTCATAGTTTATCTATATAAAATATCTTTATATATTATTTCGCATTAATTAATTGTGATATATATATTATTTTTACTTAAACTCATTTCAAATTAACTAACATAATTATGAAATTATTTAGTGGGTCAACAAACACCGGTTTTTCGAACCGTATTGCCAAACAACTGAATACTAATCTTTCATCATTACAATTATCCACATTTTCGGATGGTGAAATAAAGGTATCTATTAATGAATGTATAAGACAAGAAGATTGTGTTGTAATTCAATCTACATGTAGAAATAATGATCATAATACATCTGTAAACGATAGTTTAATGGAGTTATTGATTATTATAGATGCTCTTAAAAGAGGTAGTGCTAAAAGTGTGAATATTATAATGCCATATTATGGATATCAACGGCAAGATAGAAAAGATTATAGTAGAGCACCAATTAGTGCATCAATCGTAGCGAAATGTTTGGAATCCCTAAATATTAATAAAATTATAGTATTTGATTTACATGCTGGTCAAATATCTGGATTTTTTTCTAATAATTGTTCATTGGATAATTTGTATTCGGAACAATATTTTTTAAAATATATACGACAATTTATATTACCAAAATACAAATTAGAAGATATTATTATTGTATCACCAGATGAAGGTGCTACAAAAAATAATTTTAGAATCGCATCTTATTTAGATTGTGATATAGCTAGTATATTTAAAAATAGGAAAAAGGATAATGAAGTTAATTTAATGAAACTGATTGGAAATGTGAAAGATAAAATTGTGATAATGGTTGATGATATAATAGATACCGCTGGTACTGCGTGTACCGCCTCCAAATTGTTAAAAGAAGAAGGTGCTAAAGAAATATATTTTTTTGTGTGTCATGGTTTGTTTTCTGGAAATGCATTACAAAAATTACAACAATCACATTTTACAAAAGTGATTGTTACAAATACTGTGCCTTATACATCCGAAATTTTGAATAATCCATTAATAGATATAATAGATGTTTCATGGTTATGTTCAGAAGCTATATATAGACATTTAAATGGTATTTCTATAAGTGAATTATATAATGAAAAGACTTTTAATGAAAAAATGCCGTCACTAAATATTATATCCTAAAACACTTAAACAAAAGTGTAGTATAAAATATATCATGAACCTATTTTTTATTAGCGCTATTATTTCAAGTCTTAATATATCCTATTTCAAATATAGAACTAATTTTGATACTTATTTAGACAACTATGACAAACATTATAACGATAGTGACTATTGGTATAGATATAATATTTATGAGAAAAATATGGACTATATATTAGAAAGAAATAATATTTTAACATCTTATAAATTGGGTGAAAACAATTTTACTGATATGTCCTCTATTGAATTTAATAGTAACTATTTAAAACATACTATGATTATCAATCAAAGTGTATCCTCAAACTATAATAGTTCAAACAAGACATTACCAAGCAGTATAGATTGGAGAGCAAATGGATTAGTAACCAATGTTAAAGATCAAGGACAATGTGGTAGTTGTTGGGCATTTAGTGCTATTGGAACATTGGAAGGACAATGGGCTAAAAATACTTCAAATTTAGTATCATTAAGTGAACAAAATTTAGTGGATTGTGCTGGTAATTACAGTTGCGATGGATGTGAAGGTGGATGGCCTGATAAAGCATTACACTATATTATTGATAATGGCATTGACACTGAAACTAGATACCCATATCAAGCAGTTGATGATCCACAATGTTTATATAATGCTTCCTATAGTGGAGCGAATGTATCCACTGTAGTCATGTTACCAACCGGAAATATGTCGTCATTGTATGATGCGTTAGGGCATATTGGTCCAATTTCGGTGGCTTTGGATGCTGAAGGTGATTTTCAAATGTATAAATCTGGTATATTTAACAGTACTAGTTGTTCAACTACTATGTTAGATCATGCTGTTTTAGCTGTTGGATATGGTATATCTCCATCAAATCATAGTTATTTGATTATTAAAAATAGTTGGGGTTCTGGATGGGGTATGGATGGCTATATTTATTTTTCTACTGAAATTGATAATATGTGTGGTATAGCCCAACATTGTTCTTTTCCAATAGTTTAGGTTTTGAACAAACATTTTTAAAATTGATTTTTATTTAATTATAATTTTTCTTGGTAAATTATAATTAAATGAAAAGTTTTGTTTCCGAAAAGGATATATCGGAATTGACTAAAAATGGTATAAATTACGATGTAGATATTAATGTATTTATAAATGAAATGAAAGGATATTTCTATAAAAAATGGTCACCATTGTACCATAAAGATATAGACAAAATGAATAACAATACTATAGACGAATTTAATATATTAATTGGCAATTATCCGTCAACCGAAGGATATGAAATATTATCCAGTACATTTGAATGTGTATCATATGAAGATTTAGATTTATTATCTGAAAAAACTATTGATATATTAGGATATTTTTATGACATACATTTACATTAAATATGTATATTATTTTCTAAAACATTTATTATGGATGATTTAGATTTAGATTTCGATTCAATTCTAAATGATATTGATACTTTGTATAATAATTATGAAATAGAATACAATGCATATATCGAATATTTAAATAATAGACAAATAGTTGTATATATTAATGATTATACGGAGGTGTATATTTATATTAATATTATAAATATCATATTTTTCTATTTAATGAACTATAAATTAATTATTATTAATAATATTAATAATATTTTATAAATTACTTAAAGTTTATGACGTATATATTACCATAAACATGCCAACAAAAAAAACTTCTAACTCTAAATCAGCCAAAAGCTCTAAAAAATCATCATCTACTAAAACTAAGGTTGTCGCAGCACCAGNTGTCGCAGCACCAGTTGTCGCAGCACCAGTTGTCGCAGCACCAGTTGTCGCAGCACCAGAAGAAACTGATATCACANTGTCTATTGAAACAGAATTCAATGCCTTAACTGAAAGACTATCGCAACTTAAAGTATTACAAACATCAATTCTTAGTGATTTGAAAAAACTTCAAAAATCGGTTAACAAACATGTTAAGGAATGTAGTAAAAAACAAAAAAAAAAGAGATGTAAAGTACCAGGTGCACCAAAAAGAGAGCCAAGTGGTTTTGCTAAACCAGCACTAATTTCATCTGAATTGTGTAACTTTCTTGGTAAACCGGAAGGTACTGAAATGGCAAGAACTGAAGTGACTAAATATTTAACAAAATATATTAAAGAACACAATTTACAAGATGAAGCAAATCGTCGAAAAATCTTGCCTGATAATTCTCTACAAAAACTATTGAATGTTGGTACGGACGATGAAGTAACATATTTTAATCTACAAAAATACATGAAAGTTCATTTTCCAAAAAAGATTACTCTTTCTGCTTAAATTAGACTTGTTTGATTAATAAAAGATAAACCTCTTAGAGCTTCTTTTATACTTTTAAAAATATTATCTTGTGTTAATTGGTCGGATGATGATGATATAGTAATTTTTATTTCATTATTAGGTTTTATACCCATATTATAGTAATAATCTCCATTAATGAGAGATTTTTCAATTTGTTTTAATTCATTATTTTCATTTACAATAGTTTTAACATATGTTTCTGTTATCATTTTTTTTTTCAATTCACTTTCAGCTTTCGTTCGTTCTCTATTAGCTCTATCCATCTCTCTTTTAGCTTCTTCAGTATGTTTCTTTATTTTTGTTAATTGTTCTTCACCAGTTTTTATTATCTCTTTTTTTGCGTCAAGTGTTTTTGTTAGGGCGTCGATTGCTTCTTGTATTTGTCCTTTTTTGGCGGCCGTCTTTTGTTTTTTTTTTTCCCGATTTTGTTGTTGTTGCTCTTTATGTAATTTCTTTTTTTCTGATTTGACACCAATTAATGATTTTTCGTTTGCCTTTGTAGCTTCTTCAGCAGCTATTTTTACTTTAGCGGCTTCTTCCGCTTCCTTTTTTGCTTTTTCTGCTAAATTTTTAGCGTCTTCAATTTCTAATTTTAATTTATTTGCTCTCTCAGCTTCAGCATTTTCTTTGACTAGTCTAGCTTTGACTAGTTTATCTTCTCTAGCCTTTTCTTTGGCTAGTCTAGCTATTTCAGCTTCTTTAGCCTTTTCTTTGGCTAGTCTAGCTTCTTCGGCTTCTTTAGCTTCAGCCTTTTCTTTGGCTAGTTTAGCTTCTTCGGCTTCTTTAGCTTCAGCTTCAGCATCAGCCTTTTCTTTGGCTAGTCTAGCTTCTT